GGGTTATAGGTTAAATACAATACAGCTTTATCGTTAGATAGTGTCTTAATATTTCTAGCACCAAGTCTTTGCCATTCAGTAGTTAAGGTCAATTCGTCTCCGCCACCTGCGATTAATGTTTCACTCATTTTATATCCTTTTCAATGTTTATTATACTACCTAATAAGTCCACGTGGAACAAATCTGGCGAGTTTTCGGCTAAATTCTCTAAAAATGCCTTCTCGGCTACCAGTACTGAACCCTTGTCCAATAGCTGCTACTTCATTATTATACTCTGTAAGCATCTGGGCTGGAGTTAGCACTTGCTCTTCGAATATTCCACGACTTATAATACCTTTGGCTCCGGCTAAGTATGAATCGTTGTAGACTGAACCGAGGCCTAGTCTAGTCATATTAGCAGTCGCAGCTGAAGGTCCACCAACCTGCGCATCTTGGGTTGAGTAAGTCGTTTCAACACCATCTACAAATATATTCACATCCCTAGTCACTAAGTCAACTGTAACGCCGAATAGATGATAGGTGCCATGAGTAAATGATGAGGCTGATGCTATGGAGCTTAAATGTTTAGCATTATCGCCTTCCCTATGCGAAAACGAGATGGAGCCGTTGTCTGCGACACTGAGGTCATAAGCTGTGTTTGTACCAGGATAGCCACTTATAGGCCTCTGGTTTGCTATAAAGCCGCTACCAAGTGTAGCCTGATGCCAGAGCAGGAACGAGTAGCCACTTAGCCCATTACCAATAGGTATTGCAGTGTTATGGATGCGATCGTCTACATCATCATACTCGTAGCAAGAATCGGGGTTGTGCTGATCGTCTGAAAGTGTAGGAGCTCCGGAGGATGTCCATCCGGGCGCCGTGTGGTTGAAAAATGTAGTTCTAGCCATTATTAACCCCCGTGTTCCGCATACTCAGAATAGTGAACTAGCGTATTAGCCTCTAACCAACTAAGGTAGGGCCAATCAGGCATCTCCTCAACGACGTAAGCTGGTTTATCTGGTGTATGAGCTACGCTCACAACAGCGTTAGTTTTACTGCCTAAGTCACCAACAACCATAGTCCCATCAGCTGAAAAGTTACCGCCTGTGAAACCTTGAGCTGCCCTGCTAGTTAGGCTCCCCATAGTGGTTTTAAAAACCGCATATCTATACTCTTCGTACTTACGCATTCGTTTGCTCCAATATTTGGTTTACTATAAAACCTAAGTCTGTGATGTCTATCCCCTTTTCAAAAAATGTTGCTTTCATCTCATCTACCATTTCCCGCTCACCCTCTGTTAGTGGAGCTCCTGAGTAGAAAAAGATTGGACAATTGACCATACCATCAAGCCAATATCTATATACCACTTCCACGCCGCTATCCGGTCCAAGACGAACATCAGAAAATATAAAGGCCAGGTTATTATCAAGAATATTCTTTTCAAAATTACAAGATGTCGCTGCATGGGTTATTGGCCTTTTGCTTGCGCTATCAAAAAAGTTCACTATAAGTTCTGCTACCTGGTCATCATCTTCGGCAATGAGTCCGCGCTTATTCGATTCTAACAAGTGCTTGATCCCTTCTTTAATAACTAATAAATCTTTTCTATGCGTCTTAGCCGCTAATTTGTTTTTATTGCGCCACTTCATTATATAAAATAACTAATAGCCGATACAGCCATTAGTCCCGCAGCTCCCCATGTATTCACTTTACTTTTAAACGCAGCGAATTCTGCTTCGGTTACTGTATTCTCTAGTTTAGTCTCTACACGCGTGATAGCTTTTTCGATATTCACTAACACTTTATATTCTTCTGATTCCATTATTCAGTCTCCTCGGCAGCTTTACTGACATCTACGGCAGCTTGAGCATTACCTATCTGTTGAGATATTAATTGTTGTTCTTGCTGTTGTGCGGCCATTTGAGCCTGTTCTGCATCACGTTGGCGTCTAGCGTCACGATCTTCTTCGGATACCTTCATGTCTTCAGCTAATCCTACGAAGTCGGCTCGTTGTACTGCCATCTTATCCATATTGAAGTTATCTTGTACACCAAACTGGGCGAGAGGCATAATAAATTCCATAGTCTGGTCAATAGCTGCTACGTCAACTCGACGCTGAGCCCTGGCCAGTGGACTTTCATACGTTACTTTAATTTCTACATCATCTAATTGCTTAGGAGCTTCGGCAAATAAACTACGTCTTTCCATGATAGGAAATACACGATCGATTATCTTATTCAGGAGCTCTTTCTCAATACGTCCTTGCCATGGACCCATAAGCATCATCTGTTGTTGTGAGCGTTTGTCAACTTCGAAAGCTGTCATGTCACGGTTATTAATTAATTGTAGTTGGTCATTAAAGAAGGTTTGGCGGATAGCCGCTCTTCGTTCCTCAACCATTTGAAAACTGATACCTAGGTTACCTGCGACATCAAACATCGCTGTGGCTTTCCTACCTGATCTATCTTGATTCTCATTTTCAGCACCTGGAAATAATTGAAGGGGAGAGGCATATGCATCTTCGGGCACATCGAGGGGGGGACGTAGTGCCAACCCCGCGCCATCTAACTGGAAATACATAAGCTGATTTACAGATCGAATATCGGGTAGGGCTTGAAGACCCGGTCCTCTCCCGTAAGTTTCTGTTGGAATGACATCAAGTCGAGGTGTCATATACGGATCTTCTTGAAATCCTGAATCCTTAACTACCTTGTTAGAAGAAGCGTGCACCCACACTGATTCCATAGGCATGTTCAAGGGATCGTGGGATTTACTAGGATTAAACCCGACTCTTGGTCCTACATAATGAAAGAACTCATGCATTTGTAAATTTGTATGTTTATCGGTTCCGCGCATTAACTCGTGCATTTCTGAAGGTAAGTTAGCTGTACCAAATACATCTTCGGCTTGAGCTAGTGTGAATTCCTTGCGTCTATACACTTTAGTAATGTCTCCGTTACCATCTTGCTGTAAGTAACAATCTTTGAGTTTGAATGCATGCCCCCGAATTATGGTCTTGGGATCTTCATCAATAAACATAATAGCCGTACCAAATCCAAGCATGGATTGGTAGGTCTGAAACAGGACTTCAGGAAGTTGTGTATTAATCACGGCAGACATACGATCACGAGTATCCTCAAGCCATATCTGTACTTCTCTATCATCTTTAAAATCTTTACCTACTTTGAGGTTGAACCACTTCGAAGCGGGGTTCGTAGCGCGTGCGTATAGGCCAGATGCTGCAATTTGCAACGCGTGAGGTCCAGTTGAATCATATATCTTAGCATTCAACCGCTCACCCTTAGTAATAGGAGTAGTGAAGCCGCCTTCACGCGGTAGTAAGTAATCAGCTAGCTCTTCCCACGTATCATGCCAGAACAGTCTGTCAGTCTTAAGTGCACCGAAGCGCGCAGACAATGTTTCGCCTTTACTAGCCATTATCTAGTACCTAAGAAAGGTTTGGGATTAAGAACATCGGGGACGACCGCTGGTTGTGCTACAGCTGGTTGTGTACGTGCAGCATTCCGGGGCTTAGCAAAATTCATTGCACCCTTGCCGCTTTTCTTCTTTTTAGCTTGTTCTGTGTCCTTTAATCCAGGTGTTTGTGCTCCAGTAACTGGGTCAGTTTCCTGTAAAGGTCTAGTGGGTAATCCCATTTTAACTCCTTGGCCAAGGATTATTGTACCGCGAAACTGGGGGTTGTGTGGGTTTATTATGAGTTATCATGTCATATTTAGTCTGTGAACGCCTGGTTTGGCTTCGACCTTTCTTGTTTCTGACAAAATCTAAGCCCACTGCTAAGTACCTCATTGAGTCCGCTCCATTACTCGTCCAGTCGTGTAAAGGCGCATCTTTGTACATTTTACGGCCATCTGGGTCCATGGCCTTAGTATCAACCTGCTTGCTATATTGCTTCAAAGCGTCGATTAACCGTTCGCACTTCCTTTTATCCATTCTGATCCGTGGCATGATAGATCTTAGTGCAGATACGCCTTCTACGATCTTTAGCTTGGGTACAAGCGTGAATTTGAGCCCTAAGTCTGCGGCAGACTGCAATCTTGTTTTTGCTCCGCCTCCCCATTCCCTCTGTTTTAGATCGTGAGGTCCAAGATGCGTTCCGTATGCGACATCTTTCTTTTCCAAGTGTTGCACCCATTTATTTAGCCCCCATCCCTCTTCCTCGGAATAGTCAATGATATTGATCCAGCCTTCCTTAGTAATTTGAAAATATGGAATAGCTGTTGCATCACCAAGGCCAATATCCCAAGCAGTGTGAACCAGGAGAGCAGGATCATATGGTAGATCACAGATACGACCTTCATTTTCCATACGTGCCATTTCGTCCCCGTAATAGGACCCCACAAGTTGAGCGTCTGGAGAACACCAATACTCTTGTTGTATGATCTCCTCTGGAGTCCCGGAAGCTCTGTCTTCATCAATCGCCACGGTACTAATAATAGGTAGGCCATCAGGGCGCACAGTATCATCAACGGTTCGTATATCCGCCAACCACTCGGGATTTGTTTTAGCATATTCCAATAACCTGTGAGCATGGTTCTTCCCCCTCATTGTAAAAATCTTGATACTCCAACCGCCGTTCGCGTTCAGGATTGGACGGACCATGTCCCAGGCAGCAGGATTCGTTAGTGAGAACTCTGAGTATACTACACCAACGGGATTTGATCCAACTAAACGGTCAATGTCATCTGAACCCACGACTTGCCATATTGAGCCATTCGTAAATTCGATCATCATCTCTTGGTCTAGTTTCCTTTTAATCAGTTCGGGTGGAATGTAGTCCAGGAATTTGCGTCCGTCATTTGTGATACCATTCCATACCACCTTACGTCCTTGCTTAAAGGTAGGAAGCATATGCCAGTAGATCCCTGGTCTCATTTGCGTGGCCATGATAGTCCAGTTCAATACTGTTATATCTTTACCGCCTCGGCGATGCCAGCAACATACAGCGCGCTTACCGCCATTCTGCATATACCCCATTAGATCTCTTTGGTGCTGCCAGGGTTCCCAGTCGTATGGTAATGTTACGTTTACCATTTATATCTACTATCCCAGAACTTATTATAATGCTCTCTATAAGCTGTGATCCATCCCTTGTAGTACTCTTCCCCGCCTGTAGTATCATTCCTACCTGCGAAGAAATCTTGGTACCCTCTATTTAAGTTACTCATTAAAAACACCCATCTAAATCAGATTGAATTTCTTTTGTACTTTCTAAAGCTGTCACACGTCGCTCCAGCCTATCTAGTTTACTAGCGAGGAAATCCCAAACAAATTGCCTACGCGCTTCACAGTACTCGCACTCTGAGCCTTCGTTAAGGTTAGTTCTACAGGTGAGACACTTATTCATTTTCCCAATCGATCTCCTCGAGAGTAGTACCGTTGTCTATTGCTTCGGGTTCGGGAGTCGCTTTACTACCATCATCAGACCAATCGATCTCATCGTAGTTATTCTTGCTCTCCTCGTTCGTCCCCCAACAAGCCCGGCTCTTCGTGTTCTTGTACAGGTTTCTCATCTCCCTGTCCCTTATCTGTTTTGACGTGGCCATTTGTTCCTCCAGTGTAATCTACCATTGTTAATTCTATTGCACCACCACCTTTGCCGGTGACTTCTTTCCTGTCCTTGTACTTCTCTGGCTTCGCCGCTTTCAGCATCGTGATCAGGAGATTGTTGTCATACTGCTTATCCGTACCAACCTGCTCACCCTGGAACCATACCGGTTTATCCACACCTTGCAGAGCCCGCTCTAAGGCTGTCTGCTCAATCAGGTCTGCTTGTTCTTCCTGGGCCAGGATCCATGCTTGTTCGAAATCCTCGTCTAGGTCCCTAGCTATATCAATCATAGCTACCGACATCTTCAATACCAGGCATGCACCGGTTTTCGTATAACCAGAAGCGATGAGTTGTAAGAAGTCTTCCTTAGCCTCATCTGAGAATTTAGTATCAAATCTTTTATTTAATCTTTTGAGCAATCGGACTTCGCGTTTTTGTATGTCGTCTTTGTTCTCTTCCATGTTTAGCATTATAACAGGTTACGTGATTAAAGTAAACTTTTAAAGGGGCTAAATTTTCCCAGGAAATTTTTAGATATTACTTTGTAGTTTATATCGATTACTTTGTAGCTTATACTTAATGCACTAAAGTGCGTATAACTAGGTGCGTTAGGTATAGATCTTTGTTGTCGAACAATGGACCTATTTCCAAAAATGCCCTGGGTATATTTCTAGCTCAGGAAAATATTGGGCCAAGATCCGAAATCCCCCCTTAGGGGCTAAAAGAGCGATAAAAAAGGTCCAAGAATCGAGGCCCCGGGGGTGTAATCCGTGGACCATTCGTGGTAGGTCATTGAATCATGGATCTTGGATGATCATTATGGATCCAAATAAATCCACATCAAAGGTTCGTGATCCGATAATCATCAATCTCTTTCCTTAAAGGATTGCTTATGGACCAAGGACCAAGGATTTGGGGTCGTGATACAGGAATCTTGGACCGATTATTGCTAAATGTAATCTTTTAGGGGGGCTAAAGGAGTGTGGATCTTGGATCTTTTTCCCGAGTTATATTGTTAAATAAAAAGGTTCCAATGAGTTTTGATCTAGACTAAACGTACTAAATGCTTGAGCTATATAATAATGTAAGAAAATACTTGGGTTTATTTTATA